CGAGGGCGCTGGGGCGGGCTTGGCTTCAGATTTCGGCACGTCAGGTGGCGTTGGCGGCTTCGGCAGAATGATCATCGGCGCCATCGGGACCGGCACCGCCTGCGCCTTCCACTTCGCAAGCCATGCCTGACGCTCACCAAGCCCGATGTAACCGCCGTTCAGTTTCTTGGTGACGTTCACAACATCGTCGGCCTTCGCATATGGAAGGCAGCCGCAATTGATGAAGTCGGAGACGGCGCATTCGAGGAAGTATTTCGGGTCGATCAGTATCTCGGGATGGTTGACGCAATCCAGCCCGGTTTGCTTTGCGACCCGCTCGTAACCTTCCCTGCCCGTCGTTTGCGAGCCGCCGCGGCCACGGAAGATCCAGCCATCATCCGACCCGAGCCGGTTGCCCATCCGGCCGTTGTAGACCTTGTTCGCCAGCGCCTTGGGATTGCCTGCGTAGGGCAGAGCCTCGGCCACCGTCCTGAACCGGCTCGGCCAAACCTGCGTCATGCGTTCGGCGGTATAGTTCAGGTTCTCGACGACATCGCGTCCAGCCCCGCATTCGTGGCTGATCTGGGCCATGATGTGCGCCAGCACGCGCGCATCCTTGATGCCGTATTTGGCGAAAACCGCAGGGGCAGACGCAATAATCCCGGCTCGAAGGCCGGGAATCTTCTGGTCGCCATTGGGCCATAGGCGCGTGAGTGCGCTGGCGAAATCTGCCATCGTGGGTTGACTTTGCTAGGGGTTGTGGTGGTACGATTCCGCAACAAGAAGACGCGGAGTTTGGCTTGTCTAAGTTATCGCCTCACGCATTTTGCGTGGCTTTTCTCGCATTTCCCATAATGATCATCGGGCGCGGCGCGGTCGGCTCAGCAGGCAACGGTCCTGCCACCGCCGCCTGGCTGCTGTCCGCGAACTTACTTCTTGCCGCCGCCTCATTCCGAGCGATAAAGCCGTCATTGACTGACAATGCGTTCGCCGCGTTTGTCCTGTGCTTCGCAATTTCCACGTTCTTGTCTTTCGAGACACAGAACTGGAAGGAGTACGTTCTTTTTCTGCTTTGTGTCCCAGCGCCCTACTTGGCTGGGCGGTTCATGAGGGTGCGGCGGATCAATCAATTGCCCCGTGCAGCCCTGGGCTGGTCTTCCGCCTTTGTCGCTGTCGCTACTTCGATCGTCATCTTCGCGGTCTATCGCGAAGGAATGCATGGATCGGTCCGAACTACAATTTTTGGTCTCGCAGAAACACAAACCATCTTCGCGTCCGCCCTTGGATGCATGAGCATCGCTTTTATATACTCGGACATTCCAGCGAACAGCCCGAGATCCAGGCTCTTTCTATTCCTAATCTTCGCGGCGACTGCCGCCTTTGTCGTCGCCCTCGTTCGATTTGCAATCGTGGCGATTGCCGTTACCGCCATATTCTCGATGGCAGTGCTTCACTTTCAAAAGGAATCCATCGCCCGGCGAGCCGCTATATCCGTTTTAGTGGCCTGCCTTCTGGGAATTGGCGCCGCAACCTTGATAAGGCCAGGCGGAGTGTCCGCCTTTGCTGGCGAGGCCATCAGAGATATGGCAACAGAAACCTACAAGGCTGCATCCGCACGAGCCGTTAAAATAGATCGCGACAAGCTACCAAGCTGCCGCCAAGAGACCGATGGTATCGACCGCTCCGTTCATGTACGCGCCCTACTTCTCGGCGATGCGTTCTACCTACTTCCAAAGGCCGACTTCTTTGGCCTCGGGCTCGACTCCTTCCCGGCATTGACATGCATAACGGGATACCAAGTCCACAACATCTTCCTGCAAGCTTTCGTTGAACTAGGCTGGATTGCAGGGTTTCTCTTGCTGCTGCTGTGCGGAGTACCACTAATCTATTTGAGAGATATCAACATCGACCGGGACTGCCTGCTGGCCCGCAACTTCCTTGTTACGTCCCTCGCGTTTTTCTCGCTGATCGGACTCGCGCACGGCAGCGTATCAAGAACGCTGCCGCTATTTCTGGTAATGGGCGCGCTATCATCGTTCTACGCGAACGAGCCGATCCCGAAATCAAGTCTTTCCGCGAAGATCGGTCCAACCTCTTGTTGAAACAAGAAGGGTTGAACTGGCGGCGCTGGCATAGGCGGTGATTTGCGCACTGGTATCGGTTCTGATCGTATCAACAAATGCAATAGCAATAGAGTTGACCTGAACTCGTGAAGTGACAAGACCCGTTGTCAAGTTCGGGCCAGTACCTGTAGCATCTGGGGACTGGATCAGAAGCGCAGTGCCAGCACTGGCATTGCTGAACGTTCCAGTTATTTGAGCCCTCACCTTCACCCCAGTAGGGACGCCAGCAAGCACGAAATTTGTTGGAACGGCGGTCAAGGTCGTCGTGCTGACATCAGCCGACGGCGAGGTCCATAAAAATTCATCACCATACTGCACAAATGCAATCCAATGCGCCGAGCTATCGGTCTTCGCGGAGCCGATGCGACGATAGAGCGTGTAATTGGTAGGGAGGCTGGGTGCCGACGCATTGAGCGAAAAGATGGCGTCAACGGCCCCGGTATCCGGCCTCTGGATGAGATAGAAGTGATACCATCCATTGTTGCCGATGGCGCCGGTATCCAAACCGCCGCCGTTCCCGGCGACCCACGAAGAAGTTGTTTTCGTGTAGCCTGAGAAGCTCATCAGCGAAGTGTTCGTTGAGTCGTTCGCAACACCGGCAGCAATAACCATGTTGCCAGACCCGCCGCCGGTACTCATCGTGAGGCCCGAGAGGTAATTCGGAACTAGCGTCGGGTTGAGTGTGGTCGTCACCTCGCCAGTCGAAGTGTTCAGCGAGAAGCCGGCTCCAAATGTGCCAGTTTGGGGGACGCCCGTTGAAGCAGTGTGCCTGACGATAAAATTGCCAGAGGCGAGGTCCGCCATCTTGGCCAGCGTAACCGCACCATCCGCGATCTGCGCCGTTGGCACAGGAAATGCCGCCGTTCCTGCGAGCTTAAGGGTTTTGCCGGTCTTGATGTCGAGGCCAGTTGAGTCCGTTGACCAGACTTGAGCGCCACCCGCGGCAGCGGAGAGCTCGTTCGCCGCGGACCGATACAAGCCGGTATCCGTATCCGTGCTGAATGTCATCGACGGACTGGCCGCGCTCCCGCTCGAGTGCTTCAACGGCCCGGTCATAGTGGTTTGACCGTCAGCCGCCACCGAGTTGGTCATCTCGTCGGCGATATCGTCCCAATTCTGGTTGTGGCCAGACGCGGTAATCGTATCGCCGGGGGCAAAGGTGTTAACCTTGGTATAGGTGCCGGAGCCGTTACGGGCCATTCGTTGTCCTCAAAGAAAAACCCGCCTGGAAAGGCGGGCTGTCAGGTCAAATTGTGTGTCGCGCTTACTGCTGGTTCATCGCGTCCAGAAGCATTAGCTTCGCCATTGCAGCGCGCTTCTCGGGGCTGATGACATAGGTTTGCGGGTTAGCTACCCTCTCTTTATAGAGAGGGGATCGTTTACGCATGAGTTCATCGACAGCGCGCAAATCTCGCCTGGCGAGGATGTTTGCGATGCCCTTTGCGGTAGCACCAGCAAGTGTTGGGGCCGCCGCTCCGATTGCCCCGCCGATAGGCCCGCCGGCCAAGGTGCCGGCCGCCGCGCCGCCAGCGCCCCACAGGGCCTGCCCCATGCCGCCACCGCCACCTAGCACGTTGCCGAGGTAGCGCGCAGTATTCCTGCCCGCGCCACCCTGCACAACACGGTCAAGCGCGGCGACTTCTGCATCGTTCAGCCCGGAGACTTCCTTGGGCTTCTCGAGCATAGACTCTGCTTTTTGCCGGATAGTGTTGTCGATGTTTCGGCCGGAATTTGCTGCCTGTGCTCGTCCTTCGGCGCGCTCAAGAACTCCGGTGGTGGCGCGGTCAAGTTCGCCATTGATAGCATTTGAACGCATCGCGGGAGCATAGTTTCCGCGTCCGCGCTCAAAGAGCCCTGCAACGCGGTCGGCTTCCCGCTTTCCTGCGAGGGCCTGTGCAACGATCTGGTCTCGCGTGGCGGGGCCGGTGGCAACGGGTCCAGCCATAGTGTCCTGCGGGCCAAGCGAACGAAGGAAGTTATCAAATTCCTTAATTGCTCTGCTGGCCGCCAACTGATCCTTTGCCGCGTTGGGATTGAAGTTTTGCGCGGTGTCCTGGAGGGAGCCTCGGAGGGCCTGGAGGTCTGCTGGGGTAAAGAAGGAGCCGGCGGGCGGCTGCTCCAATTCCTTGAGCTTGGCAAATGTCTTTTCGGCATCGACTGGGTGAACACCAATCCGCTGCTGCACCAAGCGGCTATAATCAGCTACCGCCTGCGAGGGAATGCGCAGGTCAGATTTGGTGGCAGCACTTATATCAGCACCACCAGCCCTTGCCAATTCGGCCGTCGTGGGGACAACGGCTGGCTTTTCTGACACTGCCTTAGCAACGCCTGGGATTGCCATTTCCCCAGCCCGTGCGGCTGCGCTTGCAGGCGTCCCCATAGTCGCCAATTCCAGCACGCGCCCGGTATCATCCGGGCTCGCCTTCCCGGCCATGACATCGCCCGGCAGCGTAGCGCCAGAGACAGCCCCGCTCACAAGGCCCCTCACAGCCCTTTCCGGCCACGTCTGATAGCGTTCTCCGGTCAGCCCAAGGAGTTTGTCCACCACGCCCCGACCCTGCTCCTGCGGGGCCGCATAGGCTTCCCAAGGCCCAGAAACGGGCGCCTGTGGCGCTTGCGTCTGATAGGCTTCCCAAGGACCGGGCATCAGGTCACTTGCTCCCAGCTATTCGGATCGGCCGGATTGCCGCCCTTGAACCGATATCCGTCCTTGATAAATCCCGGCTGGGGAGTGGCCGGAGCGGCAGGCTGAGACGTAGCAGGCGAAGCCTTCTTCTCCGGCGCGACGTACTGCCCCGGCTCGTCCAACTGCATCAGGGGGGCGATGCTCTTGTAAGCCTCATTCCCGCCCTGCACGCTCATCAGCTTCTTGGCGTCGTTGTTGAAGTTGCGGATCGCCTGGCGGGCGTACTTCTCCTGAATGTCGAGGATGCGGCGAATACTGCCCTCCTCGAGGCTGATCTGGCCGCCCTGGACCTTTTCGATATATGTCCGGTCGGCGTTGGACGGGTTGGCACCGAGCTCCTTGATGTGGGCCAGAACGCCAGATCCGATCGCAGACCGCAGAACCTCGGTATTCGCCGCCTGCGACGCATCAAGGCCAAACAACGCCCCGGCCTTTTCAAGGTTGACCTTGCCTTCCGCGAACAAGCCAGTTTTCGCGCCCTCGTCCAGAGCCTTTCGGGCTTCAAAGATCGAGGGAATGGTCTGGGTCGCCGCAACCTGCGCGTTCTTGCGCTGGTCAACCAGCTGCTTGCCTACGCCCTCCAGGACGGGGTTTGCTGCCGTATTGACGTTGACGCTATTGGCCGGCTGAGAAAAGACGGGCTTTCCGGTTACGGAATCGATGCCGGCCGAAACACCTTCCGGCACGTTCCATTGCTTGCGCTGCTCAGGCGACATCGGCTGGATTTGCTCAACCGGCTTTGCATACTGCATGTAGAGCTGCAACGCCTGCGGGCGAGTGCGCGGGTCAGAGCCGAGGGAACGAATGGCCGCCTGCACATCGGGCGGGATCTGAACGCTAGAGCGATTGCCGACAGGAGCATTCGGCTGCGGGGCACCCGGAAGGTTTGCGGCGTTCGGGTTAGCCTGCGCCATCTGCACCGGCTTGCCGTTCTCGAATTTCGCCATGGCAAGCGCGAGCGACTGCCGCACTTGTGGGTTGGTGAAGTCGAGCGGCTGGTTCGGATCGACGCCCATGTCTTTGGCGACCGTCGAGGCATAGGCCGAGACAGGGTTGCCATCGCTGGCAGGAGCCCAGCGGTTGACGACGCCGGCAACCGTATTGATGCCCTGGTTCTTGTTGTAGCTGGCGAGCAACTTATCGGCCGCGTTAAGCCCGCTCTGGGGGGAGTCAAAGCGTGCGAACCGGCCATCCGAGCCAGCATAGCCGGGCTGGCCTTGGGTGAAGTTTCCAGCCTCGATATTCAGGGGGTTGTTGTTGCGGATACCGCGGGGCTCGGAGGGATTCCCAGTCGGCATAGCGGCGGGCTGAGCCGAAGGCTGGTTAGCGCCGGGCTGCGACATGGGCTGTCCGACACCAGGCAGCGACGAAAGCCAGGCATCGCCAGCAGCCTTGTCCTCCTGATCGGCCTGATATCCGAGATAGCCGCCCATGGCCCCTTGCAGGGCCTTGGCGACGGCCTGGAGAGGATGACGAACCGGGGAGGCATCCGTGCTCTGCTGAAGCAAGGACAGCGCGTAGCGCTTGCGGAGATCGATCTGAGGGGACGTAGCGAAGATGTCTTGCGCCATCGCTTAACCGCCAAATTTCGGCATCTTGAAGCCGCCCATGCCCCAGCCGCCAAGAGCCGCGCCGCCAAGAGAGCCAAGAGCGCCCCACATGGCGTTGTTGCTCTGCATCTGCTGGTTATAGTTGTTGAGCTGGCCCTGATAGTTCATGTTGACCGCGCCTAAGTAGTCAGTCGGTGCAACCTGAGTCTGCGGCGTACCAACGAAATTCGGCTGGGAAACCTGACTGCCGCTCATCAGCGCCGAAATCTCGTTCAAGGGCTGGTTACGGTTTGCAAGGGCTTCCTGGACAGCCTGACCGCGGCTCGCAAGCAATGCCGAGTTATAGGCGTTATCCCGCTGCATACCGAAGTCGCGCGCAGCGTTCGTGTATGCCTCTGAACCGGGGACAATGCCCTGGTCTCTCATCTTGGCGTCGAACGATGATTGGCGCTGTTGCCAAACCGGATCGAGCAGCTTGCGCTGAATATCGGCCTGCTGGTTGTTCGCGGCCGTGTTCACGTCGAACGGGGTGTTGAGGATGCTGCCGACCTTGGCGGTCTGCGAAACACCGATGTCGCCGAGATTTTTCTGCTGCTGGGTGTACTTGTTGAAAAGCTCCTGCTGATCCGGCGAAAGCGTCTGCGTCGCCGTGAACTGCGGAACGCTGTACTGCTTGCCATCAGCTCCGGTGAAGGTGTTCGAGCCAGTTTGATTGTAGGTCAGGTTGCCATAGGGCGTCACCTGATTGGTCATGTTCAGAAGCTGCTGCGTCGTCGCAGTGTTCTGGTTCATGTCGCCCTGCGCCTTGGCAGTGGCAACCGGATCGGGAGCAGGAGGCGGACTAGGAGAGTTCATTTAGCCATTTCCTCGCGTCTTCAGCGAAGAGTGCATATCGGATCGCGTCATCGGCCTTGGTCGGGCCGAAGTAGCGCGGACTAATGCCCTCAAATTTGAATTCTTTCCGTTTCGCAAGCATTGTCTTGACATGCTTGTTTGACCGTTTCGTCTTGATCGACAGGCGCAAGGCGCCAACCTGACCAAAAACGTATCTCAGTATTTCCTTGGAGAACGCAGGCGGAACAGGATCGCCAACTACGGTCAATTCGATGTTGGCACCGGTAAAGTCGTTGAAGACCGCGCCGGCGCAAAGATCGCGCCCGTCAATCGTCGCCCCGATCGCTGTATATGGCGGGACAATTCTCGTCCCCAACTTCTCCCCGACCCACGACGCAACGAGCTCGTCACAGCCGATAATGAGCCTCACAGGAACTCGCCAGTTTCGTAGATCAGGTTGAAGCCGTTAAGACGCACGATCGTCTCGCCAGAAACGGGAAGCGAAAAGTCAGAACCCGTTTTGGATCTGAAATGCACCGAGCCACTTTGGCCCACGCCAGCAACGCCGGTCCAATCAGACACGTTGCGCGATTCCGTCGCGTAAACGTCAGTATCGTAGACGCCGCTATCGTAGATCGCAGAGACAATGGAGGCGCTTTGCGGCGTGCCAAGAACCGCATTGTCCTTGAAGTCCGTCGAAAGGCCGATTGCAGGGTTTGCCGGAGAATCCGTCGTGACCTGCGGCTGGATCATGCGGAATTGCTTGTTGTTTCCGCGCGATCCAAAGTAGCTGTATGCAGTCTGCCCGATGGCGTCGATCGTGCTCGTATCGTCCGAGCTTCCGGTGTCGGCCTCGTAGACCTTGCCGTTATTTCCGCCGAAATAGAGCTTGTCGCGGAAGACGGCCCAGCAATTCGCGTTCATGCCCTTGAACCGGCACCAGGCGCCGGTCAGGGTGTTCATGACGTACTGGTATTGAAGCGAACCTTCCTGGATCGGGACATTCAGGATGGCGCGCGTTCCCCTTGGATACGGCACCAACTCCCAGCCGAAATTAGACCCATAGTCCCGCGCCGCAGCGTTCATCGCGTTGTTGATGTTCGCGGTAATGGCGACGGCAGCAGCGGCACCACGGTCCTGGGCGCGGGCAACAGAGAAAGGTAGCACACCATCAATTCCGACGAGCGCGAGGTCTCCAGCAACCTTGGTCAGGCAGCGATAGCCGAGCGGGGCGCCCATGTCGTAAACGCCGACAAGAGCCCATGCAGTCGCATCACCTGGATCAGTGCCGGCGTAAACCGCAGCCTGGCCCCTGCTCGAGAGGAAGACGATATAATCGTCAGGGCCGTTACCGGCATCATGGGTCCAGGTAGCGATTGCCACTAGGAAGCCGCCCTTTGCCATGATCGTGCCGAGCGGGAACTTTGTCGCGGCGCCTTGAATTGAATCCGTGGCAAGGTAGGCCGCATCCATCGTCCCGGAAAGGGCAAACCACAGGCGGTTCTTATGGACCGTTACATTGATGATGTCGGAGGACGAGATGCCCGTGATCGTCGGGGTTGACCAGTTCGAGCCGTCATAAATCTGTGGCGTATCAAACCCGGAACATGCCCAAATGTAGTGCGTGCCGCTCGAGTTGGTGAAGTTGACATATTGCCAGCGATTGCTGTTGAGGCTTGTGACACTGGTTGAGGTGCCGTCCGCCTCCGAGGTCACATCGTAGATGGTCCCTCCGGTAACGGCGAACAGTTTGGAGCTTGCATCCGACAGGCCATTATAGGCAATCAGGGTATCGACAACGCCGGCCCCCATATTGCCAGCATGAATTTTCGATCCTCGCCGGACCTCTACCCAACCCGGCTGGGGAAACCAGTTGTCGAGCGTAATAGCCCTGTCTTTAGGCATGTTCGCCAACGGCGAAACCGCGTCCCAGCCTCCCACAGGAGCCGGGAGGGATGCGCCCTGCGACGTGCGCGAACCCATGCGGGAGCGCTGATGCAGCGGCATCCTGGCGACGCCGCGCCCCATGCTGACAGGAGCGCGCATCAGATATTCCAGCTCCCGTCAGGCAACGCGGGAATAGTCCAATCGATCGTTGATCCGGTCATATCGACCGGGCCTCTTGCCCCGTCAGAACCGAACACACTCTCGAGCGCGGATTCATAGGACCGGAATTCCTCGCTGTAATCGAGGCCCTTTGCCTTCAAGAACCGCCACTTGACCCCCAGCGTGACGATATTCTCGTCAATCCGGCAAGTGTCGGTATCAAGCGTGAATGTCGCCTTCAGCGTGTCGTCTGCTGCCTGGACGAGCTTATTGCTGATATACTCGTAATAGATCGAGTTGCCTGCTGGAGGCACCGGATAGAAGTAGATCGAATTGCCGTAGATGCGGAACGAATTGACCACACCCACTTGGGCGCCGAGCGACAGGCGGCGCTGCCATTCCTGCGGCGACAGCGGCCCAAGAACGCGCCAGTGCTGCGTCCTGTTGTTCATGGTCTCGTCCACCATGCGCAGGAAATCACTCGGCAGAGACGCCTGTACCTGCGTTGCCGCAGACGTGAACGTCTCCTCAACAATAAGCGCCTGCCAGTCGAACCGATATGACAGATCCTTGATGTCGCGCTTTGCCAGCGACAACAATTGCAGGACCAGGGTATCGGTCGAATTGATGACGGACGACGGACTATTCAGGTTGAGGTCGTAGGCCGCATCCTGAATAATCGTAAGGAGGCTCATCAGTCTTCCTTTTTCGGCCGACCTGGGCCGCGCTTTTGCATCATTTCCATCATCTGGCCCATCATGGCCTTGATGTCGCCGATCTCGCCCTTGACGGCCTCGACATCTTCTTTGGAGGCAAATTTCGCTTCAGCTTCGGCCGGCATCGCACTAACAGACTTTGCGGCCTCGCTAATGCGCTTGCTGGCGGCCTCCATCTCAGCGGCCTTGCGCGCCGTGAGCAGCGCTCGAGCAGCCGCACGGAACGTCAGCGTGCCATGACCAAGCGCTTGGCATTGAGCGTCCGATAAAACCGCGAGCTCGTCGGCGTTATGGACGTTCTGCGAGATGTATTTCTGCGCCAAGTCTTCATTCAAGTTGGGAATGTCAGTCAGTGGCGTTCCCTGGCGCTGCTTGAGCGGGACGCCATCACAATAGGCGTTCCATTCATTGCGGAAGCGGGCCATGTGCTCCGGGGTGACGCGGCGAATAACCGTGTCCTTTTCACCCACAAAGCTGATGGCAACGTAATCCCGATCGCCTTCCCGGTAGAATTTCGCTGTCTGAGCCAGCGCATTAACTTCGGGAATGATGACATCAAGCAAGCAGCTTCTCCTTTTTTACGAGAAAGGCAGAGCAATGGGGCTCCATCTTCTGCCACGCAACGAAATAGCCGTGACGCTCGAATAACCTGCGCCACCAATCGTGCGGCTCCACGGTCAGGTGGAGATCGCGACCTATCAGGCTTCCCATGCTGTCAGGAACGGTACTGATCTGGAAAAACACAGTCGGTGCCGAGCGCATGATATTGGATATGACGAGAGACACATCCTCGGTCGGGATGTGCTCCATTACATCAGTGCAGTAACCATACTCAGCCACCCGATGCAGGGGCTTGGTCAGGTCGTGCTGCTCGAACGGAATTCCTTGGGCCGCTTCGTCCCGGCAGTTGTCGGCGAAGTCAACGGCAACGACGTGAGCGCCTGCATTGGCAAGAGCCAGAGAGCCACGCCCAGTTCCACAGCCGAAATCGATAACGCTGCGCCCATTAAGATCAACAAGGCCCAGAAACTCCTTCGCGGCGTGCTCACCAGGAGAAAAGGCGCGGTATTCATCACGCGCCCACATGCACTTGTACTTGTCCGCCTCGGAGAGCTGGTTATTGTAGATCTCCGGCAACAGCCCAGAACCGTGAACCTCTATCGAAACGCCTTCAGCCTTGAGCTGGGCCGCGCGTTGCAGAAAATACCGCGCCTGAAGGTCCATCGTAACGGAACAGACAAACCGCTTGCCGTTGATCTCGACCAACGTACACGGATCGCCATCGTTCATAGACTGGCGATAGGCGTGGCTTGATCCCTCACGATGGGAGGAGTCCATACCGAACACATGAATTTTGCGGTATCCAAGCGCGTAGCAGAGAACCAAACAGGTATTGCCGACCGAGACAGAAGCACCGATGACCGCATAATCGTCATCGTGAGCAGGAAATCCCTCCTGCTCGTCCACCATCAACGCGCCGTAACTGGCGTGCCAAAGCGTGGCTTGGGGCTTCTTTCTGAAACACTTCGGATCGACCTGTGACGCGAACAGATAGTCCTTTGCTGGGCCTACCAAGGTAGCCGTCTCCGGCTTCGCATCCATGATGACCTGGTAATCGGCCTTGATGCCACGATCGTTCAGGTATTTCGCAGCGCCGTTCAGGGCGAATATCTTGCCGCCCTTTGCGGGAATATCCGTGATCGTGTCAGCCAATGAAGGCCCGCCGCCAACAATGACGGCAACACCATCATGCGCCGGTAAGGTTTTGACCCACTTCCTGATGTGACGAGAGTTCTTCAGGACGTTGGCGAGAACCTTATCCTCCGGGGTATTGCACTCGACATTCAGAGGCATCCGCAGCGGCTTTGTCGCGTGCGGATTTTGAACAACCCATTCAGTCAGCATGACACCCCAAAGGAAAAAGGGCGCCTCCCGTAGGAAGCGCCCAAGATTTTAGCTCACACGACCCTGCATGCGCGGGCGGTTGATCACCAGCGTAACCAGCGTCGAAGTCGTGGACTTCGCAGCCGTGATCGCGCCCTCGATCTCCTTGCCGGAGCCGGTGGCAGCAATCTTGCCGGCGGTCAGAACGCCAACCGCAGCATTCGAGGCCAGGGCTAGACCAGAGGTCTTCGCGCCCTTGGCAATGCCGCTGATCTGATACCAGCCATACTGGCTGGCAACATTCGCCGACATCGCAAAGGCAACCGGGCCAGGCTTGTTGGTGCCGACCGGGGCAAGCGTAGTCTGGAACGTCAAGTCATCGTAGATGACCGGAGAGCCAACCACGGTCGAGGCGACGCCCACCAGATAGATGAACTCGCCCTCGCCGAGGGTCGCGTCAACCGCGCGGACAACAGTGCCGAGCGGATGGTTCTGGGTGGTCGAGGTATCCGCAATCCGCTGATACCCGATCTTGCCGTCAGAGATACGAAAAGCCATTGTTCATTTCTCCTTAAGCGCAGATCACGCCCTGACGGGCACGGTTGGAGACGGTCATGTTGCCGGCCCAAACGACAGGCATCACGAGCGCGTCCTGGTTGACGCTGGACTTCTCGCCGAGCGGCTTGAACTCCCGGCCCTTGGCGGGACGGACGAACAAGTAATCGGTGTTGAGGAAGTACATATGCGACGCTGGGCACTGGTCGTCGTAGATGACCGGGACGTTGCCCTGGAAAACCAGGTTGGTGAAGCCTGCGCCCGCGCCCTTGTCGTCGGTGAAGCGCTGGTTGGGGGTCAGCGATTCCCAATAATAGACGTAGTAGACCGAATCCGCGGTGATGACGTCCGGCTTGTCAGCACCACGAATGGTGTTGATCCAAGTCTGGTTCATCGCGTGCTGAATGGTCGTGGACGACGGCGTGACCGAGTTGGTCGAGAAGTCGTAGACGTAGTTCCTCCACCACGAATAGGTCGAGCCGGAGATGCCGCCCACCGTGTTGGTGTTCACGTCAGCAACCAGCAACTGAAGGCCGCCCATTTCCTTGGACGAAGTGCCGGTACCGTCCGCATAAAGAGCGGTCGCCAGCGTGTTGGTCAGCGACTTCTCGAGGTTGCGGATGCGCGACTTCAGGAGGTTATGAACAGCCTCCTTGCCGGAGTTCTGGATCTCCTCCAGGCCGGTGATGACGACGTTACCCGCAAGCTGCTTGTAATTGTACTCAGCAGCCGTGAAGGTCTCCGAGGCCGAGATGTCCAGCGTCTCAGCGCCCGAATACCACATCACGTTCTGGTTCGTGGCGTATTCGATTTCCTGGACGATGGTACGGCCGGTCGCCGTCTGCATGTTCCCCTTGCGCTTGATCTGGCGCCAGAGGCCGTTGTGGTTGGTGATGTTGTCGGCCAGCTCGCCAGAGTACCCCTGGAGAGTGGTAGTTACGATGTCCGTAAAGGACGAGTTGGGAGAAGCCATTTAAGGCGCCCTTTCGAGAATGGGCACCAGCCTAGTTGAGGCCCGCGCGGTCGAGTGCGGCTCCCAGATGAGCGTCAAGCCCTTTCAGCGAAGTGCCACCTTTGGGCGCGCCGTCAGAGGATCTGACGGGCTGAGCTCGCCTTGCCTTCTCCACTGCCTCCTGGCGCGCCTTCTCAGCCGCTTCCAGCGCTTTGACACGCTCGGCTTCGATGATCTGTTTATGGAGATCATCATCAAGACGCACGGCCTTGCTATAGGCCGTTTCCCAGGACTCAGCTTGGCCGTCAGCAACCAGTCGGATTACGGCGTCCTTGACCCGATCGAAATGCGGGTACTTGGGCTGCCCGTTTGCATCCTTGGTTTGGCCGAAAGCATTGAACTCAGCTTGCGCACGCTGGTATTCTTCGTGCTGCTTCTGCTCACTGATCTGCCGCAATTGACTTTGCAGGCCGGCAACGGTCTGGTGCAATTGCGTGACGGTCGGGTCAAACGCGGCTCTAGGAGCCGGGCTATCGCCTTCCTGTGAAGTCGGAATGTTCACCCCATAGAGCTGGGCGAGATAGGCGAGTGCTTGCTGCTTCTGCTCAGGCGTTCCGGTGCGGAGCGTGAATTCCGTCGTCAGCATTTGGCTAAAAGCCTGTTCGGGCCTTACGCCAAGCTGGCTCAGGTAATTTGTCCACTTCCCGACTTCCTGCTGCAAAGGCTCAAAGCCTTTTCGCATTTCGGCGAGTTCTTGGGTCTTCCGGGTATAGTCACCCTCAAACGCATTATGGCGATCGAGGAATGCCTGTTGGACATCCCGCGGCCATGCAGCGAATTGGGTCTTTAACGCCTCATCCCATCTCGCATGCGGCTGAATAGGCTCCACAGCGGGAGGTTCAGTCGTGACGGGCTCGGCGGGGGTGGCTTCCGCTGCGGCTGGCTCCGGTTCGGAGGGCTTGGCGTCGGCCGTATCTTTGGGAATGAACCGGCCGTGCGCATCACGCGGGCGGTCATCTGAAACTGGTTTGTCGTCTACAGGAGCGGCTTCCTCGGCTTTGGGCTCTTCGTCGTAGCCGTCCAGCGCGCTCGAAAGGATTGCGTCCAGTCCGCCCTTGGCAGGCTCCTCGGAAGGAGGGCTAAGGGCCTCAGTCGCGTCAGTCATGTAATCTCCTGGTTAGACGAATTTGTGTGCGTGGTTCATGGTCAGGGTCGAGCCGCCATCGGTCACGCAGCGCATCTGCTGGGTCTGCCCGATGCAGCTCCCAGAGGTCGCGGTAACCGAGACATTGCGGCCGGAGGCAACAACGCGGCTATTGGTGGCGCTGAACGTGGTAATGGTGAACTGGCCGTTGGTCGCCGAGCCAGAGCCAAGCTTGGTGGCGCCTTTGTAGACATCGACGTTGTAGGCCATTACTGCCGCTCCTTAATCCGCTGAATCATTGATGCGTAATCATTGCCAACCTGCTTGACGCCGTGGCGCTGCTCATAGGCGCGAAGCGACGATCGCGAGGTGATCGCAGTGCCGTCCTGGGTAACGAACGGCTGAATATCCGACATGATAGAAACCCCGCTTTTGGGCGGGGCTTTGTACTTCTCAACCAGTTCGCCATTGCGCCAGACGTAGGTGGTCATTTTGTAGCCGGCTTATTTGCAGCCTTCTTGGCTGCCGCAGCCTTTGCCGCCATGGTCTCGAGCCCCATCTGGTGCTTTTCCTGCATGGCCTCGCGGTTCATGTTGTTCTCGTCCTGACGCATTGCCATTTCGTCTTGGCGAGCCTGCGCGTCCATCATCATCTGCTGCTGCGACGCCTGCTGGTCCATCGCCATCTGCTCGCGCTTGGCCTGGTTCTCCAGCATCATCTGCTCACGCTCGAGCCCGAGCTTCTGCGCCATCATCTGGAGCTCTTCGCGCTGCATCTGGAGATCGGCCTGCATCTTCTCCAGATCCATCTGGTGCTTTTGCTGGGCCGTCTGCATATCAAGCTGAGCCTTTTGGGCCGCTGCCTGTGCCTTGGCCTGCTCCTGCTGCACCTTGGGGTCTGGCTGCTTGGGCTGCTGCGCCGCCTGCTCGAGCTTCTGCTTGGTCTGCTCTACGATGTCCTCGAACGTCCGGCCCATCTTGAACCGCCGCAGGGCAAACGTGAGCATTTCAAAGGCCAAATCCAGCATTGCCGGCTGAGCCTGCAAGATCGGCTCCCATGCCGCGATAAACTGGCTAACCGCCGTCAGCATCTCAGTGACGGCCTGCTTTTCCGCCTCGGCGTCCTCAAAGATGGTCGAGTCGGTCTCGATATCGATCCGGTAACAGCGCATATCGTCGTTGCGCATCACCTGGATCATCTCAGGCAAAATCAGCCCATCGAGGCTGATCTCCTGACCCTGCTGAGCAGCCAGCTTCATCTGGGCCATCTGCTCGGGGGACGGCACAGTGAAGCCGGTCATCTGAGCCAGCGCGTCAGGCTCGAAATGCTCAGCGATCAGCTCTGCCTTGATCCGCAGCGTATCGCGAATCCACTTCTGCACCTTGTCCTGGCGCTTCTTGAGCCGGTTGCCGCCGAACTGCGCCTTGATCTTCTGGGCGCCCAGGGTCTCACGCGGATCGGTCGAGCCCCGCATGATGTCGGCAATACCGACGACCTCGTAAATGGTCTGAACGCGCAAATCCCGCTGGGTGTGGAGCTCCTTCAACACCTCGGCCAGCATTTTGATGTCTTCGGCCTGGAACGCCGCAGCAAGCCCGCCCTTGGTGGACAGGTCCGCATAATTCTTGACTGGGACAAATTCGTTATCACCGGCCTTGGACAGCCGGGCCAGTTCCTTGAACGTCGCGTCATACACGCCGCGGCGCTTCAGCGCCTTGGTCAGGCGGTCAATGCGCGCCTCTATCTCGTCCAGGCCGTCAGCCTGGTCCTGATAGGTCGAGAATTCCGTTCGTGGAATGCAGGTATCGTTAGCCGTTACCGCACACAGCGGCGGGGCGTTGTTAAAGAAGTCCTCCAGATTCCACGGGTCGTCATCCACCCGGAGCGGCTTGTCGAAGCCGGCAACGATCCAAATGCGCTGGCGCTTGGTCTTGTCGAGGATTTCCCAGACCTCGGCGCGCTTGAATGCGTCAGGAACCTTGGTATCGCCCGGAGCAGGCGACCAATTCAGCGGAACAGCGCGGATTTCAGCATCGGACAAGTCTTGGAAGTTCTGCTTCAGGTCGTCCCGGCTCATTTTGTGCCGGAACGCTTCCCATGTTACGCTGGTCCAAATCTTCGCAGGCTCGTGGCGGAAATCCTCCCACGGCCAATATTGGTCGTAAACTTCCTGCTCGGAAACGTATTCCTTGCCGTCGTCGCCCTTGGCAGTCCCAGCCTCATAGCACACACGGACAACGCCGCGGCCGGGGAGAAGGTAATCCTCGATCGCCCGCTCAAAGGCGCGCTCGCCGTTCTCGCCGTCCTCGTAAGCCTCCTGGCTGTCGATCGTGGCCCGCTCGAGGATCTCGGCAACCTGCTTTCCGATCGGGTCTTTGTCTCCGAACCGGCGCCGAATGTCCGGCTTAGCCATCCTGGCGAACACAGCCGCCTTGAGCGTTTCCGTGTTCGAGTACAGGATATTGAACCGCTTCTGGTTGGAGCGGACAGTTTGCTTCTTCTCGCCCTTGTACCGCTTGATGACCTCGCGGCCTTCCTCGAGGAAGTCCTTGTGGTCCTTTTCGGACAGATCAAGCTGGCCCTGCCAGTATTTGGCAATACCGGCCTGTCGCTCCGCGTCCTTGCGGGAGTCGATCGAGGCTTGATCTGTGGCGATATTGACTTCGGCCATTAGGTGTTGCTGATCGCCGAGACTTTAAGGCTGGTGCCGGGGGTGACATAGAAATATTCAGTGGTATCGGCCGGCAAGCGTGCGCTCGATGTGGTTGCCGTTGGCGCAGTGCCGAATGCGATCGAACAAATCGAGTCCGTGTGGATGCGAACTAGGCTCGTCTGAGCATTAAAAGACGCCGACGACGCCACGCCGCCAGAATAATCCACGGTCTGGGTCGTGACAGGCGGCTGCATCGCACATGGGACGCCATGCCCCATTTGAATGCCCTGCGAAGTAAATTCAGAGATGTAGAGCTTGCTCGCCATCAGTCGTCCTCTCGCTCCAGCTCGTATTCGCGGAGCACGTCGTTAAGGGTCTTTGGTTTCACCAATTCAGCCAGCGAATCCGCCGGCTTCATCGTTTCTTCAATCCACGGCCTGGACATGCAGGCATAGCGCCACTCGTCGCCCGCGTGGTCCTCGCCGTCCGTGTCCACGTCTTCCGGGCGGTTCTCATCGTGTTGCAGCGCCGGAATGGTTCGGATCGAATCCATGCACGTCGAGAACGTGTAGATCATCGGCCGGCCGTCAGCGTCGCCCTTGAGGCGGGACCGCATCTGGTCCCAGCCGCCAATGGCGCCCAACGTCGATACGCGCTTGTTGTCGGCCCGCTTGAACCAGACCTTGCCGTCCGTGGCCTTGGCCATTCGCTCGGCAATAGAAGGCCCGCCATCGGCCGTAAACGCAGCGGGGTCTAACACCCCGTAGCCGATGTTATCGCCCTGCTCGCGGCTTAGAATGCCTTGGGCAACGTCTTCAGCGGTGAGCTTGAGGCCCACGTTTGGTGTGCCGTTAGATCCATACCATTCGCGGTATCTAACGAGCGCGCCGCGTGGGAGAACATTTCGTTCACCGGCACGAAAGTCATCTCCGACGACTGCCCACCAGCCGACACTGAAGGGCTTGGCAGAGCCCCAATCAGCCGACCTGAAGCGGAGCCAGTCATCCGGAATGGCAAATGGCCTGATGACATGCTTTTCCATGCTCCAGCAATCGAAGAACGCGCCGTCGATAACCGACCAATCGCCCTCGAGCCACGCCTTGACGAGTTGCTCTGAGCCCGACGCCTTGAGCTGGCCTATGTAAGCCTCGCCCAAGTATTTGTTGTCGCCAACCCGGCTCGGGATATAAACTCGCTCGAGCCCGCTCAGTGGGTCTTTGATGATCCGAAATCCGAATGGAGCTGGATCAATGTACCGAGCCTTAACCCACTGATGTCCAGGACCACCAGGATTGCCGGTAGCTCTGAATCCCACAGGAACCCCAGCACCGCTTCGCAGGGTTGCCATGAGCTTGAGGATCGGCTTGGCGCTGGGGAAGTTGCCGATCTCCTCAACGTACAGCCTCGTATAGCTATGGCCCTGGTACGCCTCCGCGTCCGCGTCGCGCTCCAGATAGGCAAACCTTAAGCGAGCTCCATCAGGAGCCCGCCACATCTTGTCCTGCTCGTGGAACGTCCAGCCAAGCGGCCCATAAATCTGCTTCGATCTCTCGATCGTCTCGATCAGCTCCGTCCGTTGCCGGCGGAGCATCAGTCCAATCGCGTGCTGCCCGTAGGCGTCGGCGTGTTCGAGGAAGTCCCCTAGAACGCCGTCAGTCTTGCCGCCGCCTCGCGCCCCGCCAAAGAACACCTCGAACACGGGGCAACTGATGAGCGCCGTCTGTGGCCCAGCCTGGGCCTGCCAAACGGTTAGTGCGTCATCGTGGGCGAGTGCTGCTCTTGCCATGATTTCGCGTCAGCGGCCTTCTCTGGCAAGCGAGCCACGTAACGCTTGGTGATCTCAGTCTCGATATGCTGCGTGGCCTTGCCCCAGCCGCGGTCAAGCAGGCTATTCGCCGCCGCTACTCGAGCAGCGTCAGGCGCATCGGTCTTGTTCATGATCCCGGCAAGGGTGTTGATCGCCGCCTCTGTGTGCGACCTCGCCAAAGATTTGATTTCAGTAGGGGT